AGGTCGAGGGTCAGTGTATCCGTCACAAAACGGCTGTCGCCGAAGTTGGCCAGCTCGTCCGGTGCTTTTCGGATGGCGCGCACGGGCACGCCGGAGCCTTCGCCGCCCGCCCGGTAGAGAGCGTCGACAGCCATGTTCGGGTCCTCGAACAGGAGATCGATGGAGGCGGCGAAGGCGTTCATGATCAGGCCGTCACGCCCGCGCCGTTCAGGCGCACACGACCGGTGGTCTCGCCAGCGCCCGAGCCGACAGCAGCCACTGCCACGCCGATCAGCTTGTTCGTGCTGGCGGTCGTGGTGCAGGCGGTGCCGGTCCAGTAGACAAGCGCGCCAACGGTCCAGGCTTGTGACCCTGCCTTGGGCAGATCGTAGACGCCGGTCAGGTTGATGACGCCCTGCGCGCCGTTGGCGATCGCACCGGCCGCCACGCCGAACAGGCTGCCGACGAGGACACCGGCGCCCGACGCAATGTCGGCACCGGCAGTGATGGTGAGCGTATCGCCCGCCGCTACAAAGTTCTTCATGGGGTTTCTCCCGCTGAGTGTGAGGTGGGAGCCGGGCCCGGTGGTGGGCCCGGCGTCAGTTCAGGCTTATGCCGGAGCAGCGCCCGCGTTCTTGAACAGGCCGCGCCAGTCGATCGCCTTCGCGGCGAAGTCGTGCCGCGCCTTGATCTCCATGCCGTCGACCTCGAAGCCCATGCGGGTTTCGGTGAAGACGCCTTCCTGGCCGTCGAGGTACGCATATTCGACGGTGTCGATGCGCGACGGATCGGCGGCGAGGAACCACGGGTCCTGACCGGACGACGGGATGAGGCGCGGTTCCTCGATCACCTGCATGCGGCCCGCGTACGGGTTCACATCGGCGGTGCTCGAGGGCGTGGTTGCAGTGATCTGCTTGCGAGCCTCGACCGAGCGCTGACCTGGCGGCACGATGATGTACTGCGGCAGGATGCTGATCTTGCGACCCTCGATCCCAGTCTGCTGCGCGAACTTGCGGTAGGCTTCCGAAAGCGAGGTTTCGCCGATCACGCCAGCGGTACCGAGGTTGCCGTGACCTGCGTTGAAGAGGTTCACGCCATCGGCCATGGCCGGGTTCTGCATCAGGATCGCATAGACGATGTCCGATTCCAGATCGGCCGCCGAAGCACCGAACGCAGCCGGGACGCGGGTGAAGGCGTCCAGGTCGTCGTTGATCAGCGTCTGGCGCGTGATCGAGACGATCCGGCCATAGGTCGCCAGCGCGTAGACCTCTTTGGCCTCGCCGATGGTCCCGTACTGGAACTCACCGGATTCGAGCACCTTCTCGAGGTCGGGCGCGCCGCCCAGCTGCGTGCGCTGCACCGGCTTGAAGTCGGTGATCGTCGCGCGCCGCGCCCAGGCACCGAAGGTGCGCGGGGTGCCGTCGTAGGCCGCGCGCAGCGTCTTGTTCGCGACGTTCGCGAGGATCGCCGGGAAGTCGCTGGTCGAGTGATAGCCGACAGAGGCGCGCGCCTGGAAGGCAAGACCGGCCAGTTCCATCTTCGACATGCCGCGCGTGCTGACACCAGCGCGGTCGAGGGCGTGACGAGCCATTTCGATCAGCGAAAGGCCCCGGAATTCCCGACCATTCGCGGTCAGCTCGTGCCGACCGGGATTGTGGCGGTGCATCAGCGCTTCCGTCATGGCGTCGCGGTACTGCACCTCGCGCTCGCCGGTGCCGCGCGCCTGAGCAGGGGCGGGTTCGGGTGTGCGACCAGCAGGGTCGGTCTCGACCAGCTTGTCGAGGATCCGCGAGCGAGCCTGATCGAGCGAAATGCCGTCCCGGATCAGCTGGTCGCGAAAAGCCGGTTCAAGACCGTGACGCGAGCAAAGTGTGCCGATCTCTGAGGAGCGAGTGCGCTCTTCTGCGCGGATCGCTTCTGCGTCGATCACCGGCGCTTGCGGGGCGGTGGACGCCTCGGTGGTTTGGGCGGCGCGGGTCTGTTGGCCCGTGTCGTTGCGGACGGCCGTCGTTTCATCACCGGCCGCATTGGGTTTGTCGTTGGGCATCTCTGCCTCCTTTCCAGAAGCCGCATTTGCGGCAGTTGTGTCGCGCCGGGTGATGACGCAGGGGTTGCGGGTCTCTCGTCCGGATTGCTCCGAGCGAATTGTCGCGCCGGGATCGGCGGGCATTGCGACCGCCGAAATCTCATAGGGTTCCCAATCGACGGCGCGCCAGAGCTCGCGAGCGCCGTCCGTCTTGGTGATCTCGTAGCGGTGCACGCGGTAGCCGACCGAGACCTTGTTGATGGTGCGCTCGAGGATGCGCTGAATGGCAGGTTCCGCGTCCTCGGCGCTGGTGAGGCGGATTTTCGCGGTGCCCTGGCCGTTCTCGACGCGCACGGAGCCCGGAACGACCGATCCGAGGACATTGGACACACCGCCCCAAGTCTGGTGGCTGTCCAGGAAGGGTGCGCCTTCGTTGAGACGATCGAGCCGGATCGAGTTGCCGTCGACCAGCAGCTCTTCGTCATATTCGACGCGCTCGTCCCAGCCTTCCCAGCGCGCGCGCTGGACCGTGGCCCCGGTCGTCCAAATGATATCAATGGTGCGCTCGGCCTCGTTGATCGTGTCGGCGCGCACCATCGCCTCCCGCCCGATAAGGGGCAGGTCCAAGGTATCTCTCGGCATGTGTATTACTCCGTTGCAGGCTCGCGCGTGGGCGCGGCGTTGGGGTCGGCGGTCTGGACGAGACCAGCCTTGGTGACCTTTCGAGGGTCAGCGTCAAAGACGAGTTCGAGCTCGTCCATCTTCGCATTGAAGTCGGCGGCTTCTTTGAGGAGCTCTTCGGGATCGTAGCCGCGCCGCGCGATCTGCTGCGGGATAGTGGCAAAGCCGGAGCGCACCTCGAGCAGGTCTGCCTGCGCGTCCTGTAGCGGGTTCACGCTTTCAAAGCGGGTCGGGCCCCACTCGGCGAAGATTCTAACGCCGCGCGGCAGCAGGCCCTCGTCCTGGGCATACTCGATGAACCAGCCCCAGATGCGCTCGCAGAACATCGGAATGACGGTCTGCCACTGGATTTGCTCGATCATTCGGCGGAACTCGTTCAGCCCAGCGCGCGTGCTCGAGAAGTTCGCTTGGCTCATGTCGCCGGTCATCAGCGCGTAGGGGACACGAAAGCCCGCCGAAATCAGATGCTGCTGGCCGCGCAGCCACTCACCGATGCCGCCCGTCGAAGTGGGCTGGTTGAACTTGATGTCCTTTCCGTTGCGGGCATAGGCGATCAGGCCCGGCTCGAACTGCTCGATCCGATGGCCTTCGGCGTCCTCGACTGAAGGCGCGATGCACTGGTCCGCTTCCTCGGCCCCGAATACGATGCCGACGAGGCAGGCTTCCGTCTTCTTTCGGACCAGCTCGGCGGTCTGCCAATCGTCCAGATCACGGATGTGCCGCATGGCGGGCGTGCCCCATGGGACGCCGCGGGACTGGACGCGCTGGCGCTCGAAGAGGTGTGCCACGCGCTCAGCCGGGATCCGGATTGACTCGAAGCGCCGACCGAACACGGTGACCGTGCCGCCTGGGTGATCCGGGAACAGCCAATAGCCGGAGCGCCGACCGTTGCGGTCAAACTCAATCCCCTGGTCGATGCGCACGCCATCCGGACGGTTGTCCATGCGCGCGGCGTCCAGATGATCGGCCTCCCTCAGTTCGATCTGAAGCGGCACCAAGCCCGGCCCGCGTCTGTTCGTCGGACGGGCAAGCGCAAACACCTCGCCACCCTCGATCATTTCGCGCACAGCGAGGTTCAGCAAGCCGTGAAAGTCGGTGTGGCCGTGGCGGTCGCAGTTGCGCGACCAATTCTTCCACAGCGCATCGACGCGCTCGTTCAGCGCCGGGTCACTGGTGGCGGCGCGTGGCCGGATTCCGGTGCCGACGATGTTGTTGACCAAAACCTGCACAGCCTGGGCGGCCATGGGGTTGTTGCGGACCAGATCGCGCATTCGGTCGCGCAGGATAGGCCCAGCGCCCGCGATTTCCTTGTCGGCGGAGTTGCCAGTGGCCCGCCAGCCGTCCGTCCCGCGCCCCTTGGATGCGGATTCGTAGCCGCGTTTCCGCTCGATCGCGTCACGAGCATAGAGCCGTCGCAGCGCCGCTTCGGGCGAAAACACTGCGACGGCTCTGTCGATCAAGCCATAACGCAAGGGAGGAGGAATGCGCTTGGCCATCAGGACCT